AGCAGCAGTACTGTGGGCATATAATATTAAAACGCAACAAGTATGGCTTGTAGACATTAAGAATGATCAAGGTGGTGGTGTACAAAAAGCACATAAACTTATGAAAGAATGGTACGACAAGTATTGGTTAGCACATTGGGTAATTGAAGAAAACGGTTTCCAAAGAGCTATCGGACAAGACCGTGACATAAAACAATGGGCAGCTAATCATGGTGTACGTTTAGAGGGACATCAAACATACAAGAACAAGTGGGATCCTACATTTGGTGTAACCAGTATGGTTGGTATGTATGAACAAGAGAAAGTAAACATACCATACTCTGACGCGACTACGCAACGTAAAGTGAATGTCTTTAGACAGCAGTTAATATATTTCTCACAAGCAGGTGCTAGTAACTCACGTAACGTAGGAACTAAAACTGACTTAGTTATGGCTAGTTGGTTTCCTATGAAACGAATACGTACCAATGTAAAAATGATGTTATCTGAAGCAGAGAGTGACTATAATCCATCCTATAGTTATTATAAGCAAAGTGAATACAACGAGGTTTTTTGGTAATGCTAAACGCAGATGAGCTGTTAATTAAAACAGACGATTTAAAAGGAATGCACGAACAAAGCGGACATTTTGAATATCGTGATAGAGTACGTTCTATTATGAATGGTGGAAGCAATGGTATCTCTGCATTACTAGGGCAAGACGCTAAAAACTACGACATCGATTTACCAATACCTAATCTTATTAATTCAGGTCTTGAACACTTAGCACAGAAGTTAGGACGTATGCCTGACATTAAAGTAGACGCTTATGCAGAGAGTGAGCGTGCAAAACAAAAAGCAGAGAAGCTAGAACGTATTGTTACAAGTTTAGACGCTTCATCTAAAATGGATATGCAGTTACCACAAGCTGCACGATGGTTACCTGGTTATGGTTTTTGTGTATGGATCATTAGACAAAAAAAATCACCTGAAGGAATCATGTATCCACATGCAGAGTTAAGAGATCCTTACGATTGTTATCCAGGATACTATGGCGCAGATCAACAACCTAAAGAGTTGGCGTTAATACGTTTAGTACCTAATCAAGTTATCAAATCAATGTATCCTAACGCTAAAGTCACTGTTGATGAAAACAGTGCATTCCCATCAGGGTATAGCAAGTTTAAATACCATGACGGTTTTAACAGAAGTTGGGACAACCACACAGGCGATGGTACAGAGTTAGTTGAGTATTATGACGAAGAAGGTACCTATGTATTTTTACCTGAAGCAAAACAAATATTAGATTTCACACCTAATCCATTAAAGTCAGGACCACGATTTGTTGTATCAAAACGTTTTAGTTTCGATAGACTATCAGGTCAATACGACCATGTTTTAGGTTTGATGGCAGCTATGGCTAAGATCAACGTCTTATCCATAATTGCAATGGAAGACAGTGTATTTACTGAAACAAATATTATAGGAGAGCTAGAGAGCGGGAATTACAAAAGAGGTAGACTTGCAGTCAATTACTTAACACCTGGTTCACAAGTAGCTAAACCACCAAATAATATACCGTATCAGTTGTTTACACAAATAGACAGAATAGAGAGACAGCTTCGTGTTGGATCTAGTTATCCAGTAAGTGATGACGCTATATCCCCTAACAGTTTTGTCACTGGTAGAGGGTTGCAAGAGCTATTATCATCCGTTGATCTAAACGTAAAAGAATATCAGCTATCATTAAGAACAGCTATAGAAGAGCTAGATTATAAACGTTTAGAAATGGATGAAGCGCTTAATGGTAATACTAAAAAGCCATTAGCAGGATATCTTAACGGTACAGCGTACGCAGAAAACTATACACCAAATAATGATATTACAGGTATGTACAAGACAAGACGTGTCTATGGTGTTATGGCAGGATTTGATGAACCAACAAAGATTGTATCTGGTCTTCAGTTACTACAAGCTGGCATTATAGACAAAGAGACATTGCAAGAAAACATGGACGGTTTAGAAAATGTACAAAAGATTAATGATAGGATTTTAAAAGACGAAGCAGAACGTACATTGTTTGAGACATTAAAGATACAAGCAAGTCAAGGAGATCCTAAAGCAACTATGGCATTAGTACAGATTTATAAAAATCCTAATTCTATGCAACAAGTATTAGATAAGTTTTATACAGCAGAAGAACCAGAAGTACCAGAAGGTGAAGCAGCAATGTTAGAACAAATGATGGGTGGCGGTCAAGCTGTACCACAAGGTCCAGCACCAGACATTCGATCATTATTATTACAAGGATTACCACAACAATAATGGGATTTATATCAGACGATAAAAACAATAAAGCATTCGCAGACATCTGCGAAAATTCTTTATTTGATGTATGGCAGAAATCTTATGACCTTATGGACGATATTATGGAAGAAGAAGAAGAAGCAACATACTCTAGTTTTCCACAAGGTATGATTGTGCAATATATTCCAAATGGATTAATAATAATGTTTGGATCACCAGATCAATTAGGAGATGAATATGGCAAATGGTAGTAGTAGAGACAAAGGTCGTAGAGGTGGTAAAAAGAATACAGCACCAGCACGACCAGCAGCAGTATCAGGACCAGGAAGATTATCTAGAAGAACAGACAGTGTAGCACCGTCAATACAAGACGTACAAGCTATGGCTTCTGGCACATATGGTGAAGAACAACAACTTGTAGAACAAGTTAGAGATGGTAACATTGTAGAACCTGAAACAACTACCGCAGCACCAGTACAACCTACAGGACAACAAATACAACAAGTACCTATGGGTGGTGTTCCTGGAGAACTTGCTAATTTATTTGGACCAGACGCTGAAGGTGGAGATTTAAATGCTTATACACCACAAGAAGAAAAAGTTACATTGGAACCAGATGATGTTTTATTGTTAAGGGCTATGGCAGAAATTAACCCAACAAACGAATTATTGTCTTTATTACAATTTGCGTCACAAAGAGCAAGAAGTAGAAATATACAAGGAATGTAAATGGGTGTCTATTTTAGGGATAACCCACAATCAGAAAACGATTTATATAAAGATATAGCTAAACGCCAATCTAATTGGAAACGTGCGCAACAATCTGTAAATACAGAAGACGCAGCTAGAGCTAGTGCAATAGCTAAACTATATCCTAACTTCTCACCAGATGTTATTACATCTATGACAATGTTAAAAGTAAAACCAGAGAGTGAAATACTTAGAGACATATCAAGAACTATTACTGAATACAATGCTAAAACTGTAAAAGATAAAGTGCTAGATCCATTAAAGGCAGCAACAAGGTTTACATTTTTAGGATTTGAAGATTTATATAGAACATTAGTAGATAGACCTATTAACTCGTTTATTGCAGCAACATATGGTGATAAAGCTGAACAGCTTACATTTAGTGAAGCATATAAACAATCTGGTAAATCTACAGTTAAACAAGTATTTAATCAAATGGCACAAGGAAATAAAATTAATTTAGGTGACGGTGTTCTTCCACAGTCAGATGTGTTTGATCCACAAAATCCTAACTCTAAATTTTATGATGAATATCAAACAATGATTAAAGGTGGCATTGATCCTAACCAAGCACAAAAATATTTACAAGATTATTTAGGAACTCCTATTACAGAGATAGACGCACGTATGCAAGAAGAAAGTGGTAACTTTACTATTTCTAAAACTAAAGACGGATATCGTGGTCCTTCTGTTCCTATATCACTTGGTAGATCATTAGCGTTACAAGTTGTAGAACCAAACACAAGAACATTTGATATAGTATCTGGTGTTATTGACGCTGGTAAAGTTTTATTCTTAGATCCAGCTAATTATTTATCATTAGGTGTAAAAGCTATGACTAAAGGTGGCAAAACATTAAAAGCTAGTCCATGGGTTATTGATAAATTAAATCAGCTACCAGCAGAAAAACTTAATGATGTACAAAAAGCTGCATTAGGCATGCACAATAAAGGTTGGGGATTGAAGTTTATAGAAGGTGAACGTGTAAGAGATTATTTATCACGAGATAAAGGTGGTGGAAGATTAATTGAATACATGGCAAAGATAGACGATCCTAATAAGTTTATTGAAACATTTGATGTGTACGACAAAGAAGTAGTTAGTGCCTTTATGGATATTACACAGGATTTCACAAAAACAGATGAAGAAAAGATAGTAGGAGTAGCAACATTACTTGATGAGATGTTAGGTGTACGTGGTGTTGGATTAGGAGATATTAAACCAACAGTAGGTGCATTAGGTAGCATTATTGGTTCAGCAACAGAGAAATTAGTTGGTGGTGTTGACGCTGGATACGGTGCTATGTTTGGTGCTAAAAAAGTATTAAGACAAAAACTTATGGGAAGTCAAGACAGAGCTGCAAGAATTATTGGCACATATGCTAAAGACTTACCGTATAGATATTTAGATAGTAATCAAATGAATGACGCTGTTAGAAATATTAAATTGTTTATTGACCAAACAGCTATCGATAGTCCTGCAAAAGCACAGATTATGAACAGAGCTATACGTCTTAAAGACGGTGATACTAAAGAATTATTTAATCTTACAAAAGATATGGTAAGTGCAGTAGCAGATGACTTAGTAGAAAACTCTGGTGTAAAACTAGAAGACGCAGACGCATTTAAGAAATTGTTTGAAAACTCTACAGAAGAAATGAGAGCTTACTTTATCAACCAGGTAACAGGTAATGAAGCATTAAACCCTGGTGCAGCAAAAATGGATATTGTTGTTAACGGACAAACAGCTTCTGTTCCAGATCCACACATGCTTACACAGTTTATTAACAGAACAATACCTTTACCTGATCCTACACAATTAGCTAAAGCTATGAACTCTATGTCCATTATTAGAGCTAAAGCACAAAAAGCAGGATTTGGTGATATCTTTGAAAACTTACCTAAGAGCATGAAACAAAAATCTATATCTAAACTTATAGATAGTTACTACGGAGATTTCTGGAAACCATTCGTATTGTTACGTGGTGCTTGGTTACTACGTGTTGTTGGTGAAGAACAGATACGTATGTATGCACGTGGTTATGACAATATCTTTTCTAGACAATTAAGTATTTTATCCTTAGGTTTGTTAAAGAAAACAGACGCGGCTGAAGCAAAACGTTGGACACAAAAGAATGTAGTGTTTGATGATATATTAGGTAATCCATTAGCAGAAGCAGATGAATGGGCTAAAGCTAGTTCTAGAAGAAATGGTGTACATAATAATGATTTCTTATATGGTGGTGGTAGAAGAAATCAAAGAACTAGAGCTAGAATGCGTGCTAATAAACAAAACCCACAATACTATGACACTGTTAATAAAGTAGAAGCAGTTGCAGATTTAGCACGTGGCGGTAGAAAAAAATACTCACAATATACACAAGGTGTTGTTAATGAAATAGCTTTTATGAATAATGACAGATTGTTCCAATTTTTATTTAGAGGTGCTAATACAAATGCTAAAAGACAAGCACGATTGGAAGAATTTGTAGCAGGCGGCACAGAGAGAACACAAGAAATTATTGAAATGTTTAATAAAGGTGGTTCTACTTATATAGATCATAAAGATGATAAAAAGAAAGATGCATACATAGCAAGACATAAAGTTAATGAAAACTGGAATGATCCAACAAGTGCTGGAGCATTAGCAAGATACATACT